TCGCCAAGAACACCACTACCGATTTCACCCTGCTGAAATCTGCCAACCTGTCATCCTACACCAACCGCTATGACCAATTTTCGATTGCCGTGGGGTCGCTTGAAACAGGCTCGTATCGTTACGAAGTTTACGATACCAATAGCACGGTTGCCGCTGCTTTGGCGGTCGTTGAAACGGGCTTGGCATTTATACAAACCGCAACGATAGGCTTTAACACCTACGCAAACACAATCACTTACAACGTCTATGCCGGGGGCATATTCGACCCAACTTTTGACCAAACATTCAACTAATGAGCGTACAAACACGAAGCGAACTCCAAGCGAGTGCATTAACGATAACCAACGAAACCGCTGCCGGGGCGAACACCGCATCCCGTGTAGGCGGTCTATTCGACGACCTTGCAGACACCGCAACGCTTGACCGAGAGCGGGGTTTTGCAAACCTTTACCTCGATACCGATACGTCCTTCGCACCAACACAAGGGCAAAGGGTCAAGTTGACAAGCACGATGAAATCGGGCGTTTTGTCAACCTATAATTTTACAAGGACTACGAACTCGATAACCTACACAGGCACAACAAATGCTACCCTTCGCATCGCTGCATCCATGGTCTTGGCGCAGAACAACAACACGCAAATCAAGGTCTACATCGCCAAGAACGGCACACCGATAGACCAGTCAATGACTGACATCACGACGAGTCATAGCAACGGCCATGCGATTTATACGGAGGCTTACGTTACAGGTGCGGTCAACGATGAGTTCACTATCTATATCTACGCAGTTGATAGCGGTGCAAGTATCACGATTTCAGCCCTTTCATTCACCGTACACACCCTATGAGCAAGTCAACGCAGCACTTCACCCAATGGTTGGGGATAGAGCATAAGGTCCCTGTAATGCTGGAGAACAGGTCCGGCAAATACATCACCTACGGCTTTGCCAACGAGTATCCCTACTACCTGCTGGACAACTATCGCAGGTCGTCCAAGCATAACGCTATCGTGAATGGGAAAGTGAACTACATCATGGGCGGTGGATGGCAGGCAGGCGACAACCTGACCGTGGAGCAAGAGGCCCGCTTCATCAAGTTCTTTGATGGAATGTCAAGCACGGAGGATCTGAACGACATCACCGAGAAACTGGTCTTGGACTTGGAGATTTTCAATGGCTTTGCGGTTGCGGTTACTTGGTCCAAGTTGGGAACCATTGCCAAAATGGAACACGTCCCGTTTGAGAAGATTCGGGTGGACAAGGAGGAGAAGATGTTCCAAGTCGCTGACTGGTACAACGACGATATGATGCAGTTGTTCCCCAAAGTCGGGGACATCGAGAAAATTCCTGCATTCGACCCGGAGAATCGCCTCGGAAAGCAGTTGTTTTATTACAGGGTCTATGCAGCAGGCGTGAAACACTACCCGCTCCCCGAATACATCGGAGGGAACGCTTGGATTGAAGCAGACGTGCAAGTGGCGAACTTCCACAACAACAACCTCCGCAACAACTTTTGGGGGGGATATCTGATCAACTTCAACAACGGCATCCCGACCCCCGAAGAACAGGGCGACATTGAGCGTCAAATCAAACGTAAGTTTTCGGGAACCGACAACGCTGGTCGCTTCGTTGTAACCTTCAACGATGATGCTGCAAAGGCCCCGACTTTGGAACCGCTCACTCCGAGCGACATGGACAAGCAGTTCGAGATATTGAACAAAGCCATCCAGCAAGAGATATTCATCGCCCATCGTGTAACCAACCCGATGCTTTTCGGGGTGAAGACCGAGGGTCAATTGGGTGGACGCAACGAATTGGTCGAGGCCTACGAACTATTCAAGGTGACCTACGTCAACGACCGGGTCCGCAAGGTGGAGCGGATGATCAATTATTTGGGATCCTTCAATGGCGTGGAAGGCATGGAACTTATCCCTGTTGAGCCGATTACCGAGCGACTAAGCGAACAAGCCCTGTTGCAGATTATGACCCAAGACGAACTTCGGGAAAAGGCAGGTCTGCAGCCGCTTGAGAAACCTGCCGACGTAGTTGGACCTAACCCCCAACCCGACGAGCAACCGCAATCCGTGGAGGCATTGCAGAGCAACGACAACATCAAGAAGTTGTCAGGCCGTGAGTACCAAAACCTGATGCGTATCGTGCGTCAGTATATGCAGGAGAAAATCACATTGGAAATGGCTCGGACCATGCTCTCGGCTGGCTTCGGTCTGTCATCCCAAGAGATTGACACAATGCTCGGAGTGCAGGCCCAAGAGTTCAGCGAACCCGATGAGGATGAGGACTACGGATGGGGCGACGAAGAGTTCAAGGTCTTGGAAGTAGTTGCAAGTAAGTTCGGATGCCATGCAGACGATTACCATGTGATGCACTCCAAGCCAATGCGGTTCGACACCAACATAGAAGAAAACATCCGTTTAGCCTTTGCCGAACTGGGCGAGGAAGAGAAAGAACTGGACAAGAAGATTGAGGCTTACCGCAAGAAGAACCGGGACGCAAGCGTTGAAGAAATGGCAAAGGAGTTCGGTGTCAGCAAGGCGAAGGTCGCCAAGCGAGTTGCCTACTTGATCACCAAGGACCGCTACCCAATCAGCCGGGCGGTGGACAAGATTGCCGAGCAGAACCTGCCCAAGAACGTCAAGGAAGTTGCAGAGCCAGTCTTGGAAGTCCGATACAAATACTCTTGGGCCACGGGTTTCAGCAACAAGGACAAAGGCTCAAGCCGTCAGTTCTGCAAGGTCATGCTTGACTTGGCCGGGCAGGGCAAGGTTTACACACGGGAGGACATCGACGGGATTTCTGCAATCATGGGGTATTCCGTTTGGAATCGCAGAGGCGGTTGGTATCACACGCCCAGCGGAGTGAATCGCCCCCAATGTCGCCATGTATGGGAGCAGCAGTTGGTCATCCGTAAAGGCAATAAAATTACGAAGGCATGAAGGCACTATTCATAAGCGAAGAAACGCTACTGGACAATAGCATCATCAACGAGAACGTCAGTTACACGCAGATACGTCCAACGGTTGTCAAGGTGCAGGAGATGCGGATTCAGCCGATCGTAGGCTCTCCGTTGTACGGGGAATTGGTTACGCAGGTCGTCAGCGGTTCAACGTCTGCGCTCAACCAAACGCTCTTGGAGGACTACATCCAGCCGGCTATGATTCAGTGGCTCTACTACGAACTACCCATGGTCCTTGCCTTCAAGTACATGAACAAGGGCATGGTCCGCAGAACAAGCGAAGAGTCCTCCCAAATGAGCATGGAGGAAATCACCCGGCTGACCGATAAAGTCAAGAACGATGCCGAGTGGTACTCCGAACGCATCACCCGGTACTTGATGGAGAACCGCAATTCATACCCCTTGTGGAACTCGCCTCCATCGGCTCTTGACACCATCTACCCGAACGCTACCAACTACCGAACCGGGATGGTCTTGGACCGCAACCGAAGAATGGGAATCAGCAACCTTGACTACCCCTACCCCTACGGACAATTCGGGGCGTGTAACGACTGCTAAGCATGGGCGCACACAAGAAGAACATACTGAAACTGCAAAACTATGTCTTGGATAAAAATCAAGCAAGCCCTGCTGGACCTTGCAAATGCTCATCCTCAGGTCAACTCCTTCGGGACGGGCGACCCGCTTGCAATCGGCACGGACAACACCATCAACCTGCGAACCCCAAGCCGTGAGCGTATCGTCTATCCGCTCGTTTTTGCGGACGTGCAGTCTGCAAATACTGACGCTGGTACTTTGGACTTGGTGGTTGGGGTTTACTTTTCTGACCGTGTTGAATCCATCAAGCCGATGGGCGGAGTGGTTTCGGGCAGCCCTACGCTGGGTTGGCAGGACAACGAGGATGAGGTCCTAAGCGACCAACTACAAATCGCACAGGACTTCATATCGTCGCTTACAAACGACCCGAACGAGGACTGGACCCTTAGTGCCTCCGTGTCGCTTACACGCTTTGTAGAGAGCCGGGACGACCGCACCGCAGGGTGGCAGGCGACGATGACTTTTGAAATCCCTTACGGCCATTCGGTTTGTGAAATTCCCACATAAAAGACATTTACAATTAAACGCTAAAAAATGCCTACACCCATATTGCAACAAATGCTCGGCCAAGGTGGTACGATGGAGTTTATCAATGGATCCGTTACCGGGAAAAACTACGACTTTCTTGTAGTCAATACCGCAGCCACATTTACGACCCTTACAGGAACTGGAAGCGAGAACCTGCTAACCGCTTACAACTTTTCGGGGGCTTCTATTTCCGCTGGTATCGTGATAAGCGGTCGCAACGGAGGCAAGATTACGGCCGTTACTCCTTCGGCCGGTACAGTCATCGGTTATACCTTCCTGTAATGCTAATCGGCTACGGCTACGGCTATCCCACGAACATGCTCCAAGGTGGCGTTGCTGCTGGGGTGTGGGCCTTGTTCAACGCAAGGGCAACCGCTGACGGAGCGACCGCTGCCGAGGCTGCCGTGGATGGATGCCTCTTTAATCGCTTTGCAGTTATTTACAACTTCTAAGAATGCCGACACCATCGCTAATCCTTGTGCCTGCTCGCTTTAAGACGGGCAAACTCTACACCCCTGTTGCAACGACTTCGGGCGGTGTGGTCTTGGGTGCATCGGGCGACTTTAATGTTACCC